AGATGAATACCGTCTTCTAAGTATCTCCAACCTAAAGTAAATCTAGGAACATTGTTTACATCTACTCCGACTAGTCCTAATGTAATACCTAATGCAATTGCAATAATACTTCTAATCCAACTTTTAGTTGAGACAAATCCTACTGTGACAAATGCAAGTACGACTAATGCCCATAATTCTGGTATACCCATATACATCACAATGTTTGTGTAATATGGTAAAAATAAAAATGTTAAAGAACCAAATAGTAATCCATTAACTGTTGATGAAGTTATTGCGGCAGATAATGCTCTTGTTGCCTCTCCGTTTTGTGCCATAGGAAATCCGTCAACCATTGTTGCGGCCGCAGAGTTTGCCCCTGGTATTCCTAACAACACTCCACTAAAGGAGTCACCTGTTGTTGATGATGCCACTACTGCAACACAAAAGATAACACCAAGATAAGGGTCGGATGCAAAGTAAGGCATAACTGCAAACAATGTAATCAATCCTGTTGTTGCACCTGCAGCTGGGATTAGTCCAATTAATAAACCATACGCCACACCTAATAATAAAAATAATATTTCCACTACTTACGAATCCATTCTGAATATAATCTATTTCCGTTGTCTTGTTTCATTTCTTTTAATTCAAAAGAATACTTATCACAATAATGTACATTCCATTTTTCAGACCATGGAAAAAATACAATCTCTTCTACGCCTTGCCATGGGTGATCTGTTAACCCAGGGTTTTGTCGCCAATAGATTATATCATTCTTTTTTGTAATATCATATAGATGTTTTATCTGTTTGTCAAGGTCTTTTTGGGTTCCAAAATTAAGACTTCCTAATGCGAGAAATACGTCAAATTGTTTATGTGGTTTGTAATCTTCAAATGCAATCTCTTGATCTGAATTACTATTGTATGGGTCTATTCCATATAGATTAGGAAAGTGTTTTTTTAGATCATTATACCCACATCCTATATCTAGTATGTGTGCGTCTTTATCTATCTTATCTAGTAATGTCCAACCAGAGTATTTAAATTTATCCCAATTAGGTTTCCAATTGTTTCTAAAGTAGTTGTTCAATACGGATGTTTTCATTAAACTCATCTATATAATCTCTCCATTCAGGTAAAGGTTTTACTTTAAGAAAATTACATAATTCATTATACGCATTTTCATTATATTCAAATAACTTATTTAATTCAATTTCATAATTTAAGTCGTGTTTAGGAAAATCTAAATTAAAATAAGTTTCAAAAGTTTTTCTCTGACCTTCTACGTCAGGTGCTGTGACAGCAGCAGATATATCTTTTATTATTCTATCAAAATATATTTCAGCAGCTTGACTATTTGGATGCACTTTAACAAAAATAATTTGATGATCTGATTGTCTTATTATATCATAGTCTAAGGATGTATCTGTTTTATCATCTTGCCAAGTTGTTCCAAATAAAGTATGTGATTTAAACTTTTTATCATCTTTAATTTTGTAAACTATTCTTTGATCTTTAGAAGATATTTTTTCAAACTCTTCTTTAAAACAATCTATTGACCAAATGTTTTTTGAATAAATTTTTTGATATGGTCTTAGATCATAAACTCTAAATGGTGTTCCCTCTTTGTAAGGTAGAACATTATCAAATCTTTTAAATCCCTCATGATAAGATATAAACAATCTTAACCAATCACCGAAAAGCATTGAGGGGTAAGATACACATACATGTTTACCAATCTGTTTCATAATCTCTTATCTTCACTGGTTGCCAAGTTTTTCCATACTCATCTATATTTGGGTCATTAATACCATCATCTACAAATCCAAAAGGTGCCATTTCATTTTCCATTTGGGTTTGATTTTCTTTTAACATGTTTGCTCTAATGTTTACGTTGGTCAACTCTTTAAAATACTTCTGGTCCATTGCCCAACACATTAAAACAATACACATAACTAAATCATCGTTAGCACCTTGCTCTGCTTCAAATTGATTACCCTTAATAATAAATGTAGATAATTCATTTATTATATCAAAGTCCTCTACGATAACTTTATCATTCTCAATTACTTGTTTCATATTAGAACAACCAATCTTCTTAACTGCCTTTGTTGTTCTAACTCCTAACTGTCCTTTAGTACCAGAGAAACCACCACCCATGATTTGTCCAGCACGACCACGCATATAACACATCACAATATTATCATACTCTAATTCAAAGTGTAGTGTGTCTGCTACTTGTTGTCCTATATCATTAACTTCCGTTAATACAAATGCATGGTTATATGCTCTTGCTACTTTATCAATTTTATTTGGAAATAGCAAGGGTTTAATTTCATTATCTTTAAATACTGCAACAATTTTATATGGAACTGTTGTGACATCAAAACAAATAAAAGCACTAGCGTCATTCTTTGTCCCTCTTGCCACATCAGCAGTAATAAAGTATGTGTGATCTTTTATTGGTCTTTCATAAATTTTTAATCCAGCACTTGATTCAACTGGGTCTTTGTAAGATAAGTTTCTTAGTTTAGATGCATTGACAAGAGTATTTGCAGAACCTAAAAACTCACATTCAAACTCTGAGGCAAACTGTGCTTCACTAGTGTTTGCGATTGTTTCTTTTTTCCACGCTTCATCACGACCAGGTACTTCCGTCCAATGTACCTCGATAGGAATATAACTATTTCTTTTATGTGTTGCATCATTCCATAATTTGTAAAACATATTCATACCCATAGGTGTAGATACAATAATTACTTTTGTTGATTGACCAGAAGAAATTGTAGGATAAACTGAACTAAAAAATTGCTCTGCAACAGTGGCAGGTACGAATGCAAACTCGTCAAGGAATATAATATTAAATGAACTACCTCGAACTGCTGACGCAGAGGTTGATGCTGCAAGTATCTTACTTCCGTTCTCTAATTCAAGAGAACCTTTGTTCCATGATAGAACACCTTGTTGCAACCACTTAGGAAGATTTTCATATGCAAGTTGTAATCTACCTAATAAGTCTCTGGCAGTAGATGCTTTGTTGGCAAGGATTGCAATGTTTTTATTTTCATTAAACAATGCATAGTGTAAAAGATATGACACCATAATTGTTGACTTACCAGACTGTCTAGGAAGTTTACAAATTGTAAATCTGTTTTTATGGAATGTACCTAACATGTCTTTTTGAAAGTTGTACATTTTAAAAGGAACAAGTCCTTTATCTAGAGATACAATCTTAATATAGTTTTCCACAAAGTATTGTGGGTCTTCCATACATTTTTGTATTTCTAATACTTGATCTTTGGTAAACTCTAAATCTTGATTTGCTTTTTTTAGTAATGGATTACCTAGATAATGTTCGTCTCGTTTATTCATGCTATAATCCTACTTGGGTTTCTTAAATTAGTAGTACATTTCTTCTTACAATATTTAGGACAATTATCAGTAGATAAGTTATCATAGAAAGTTTTTAGTATATTACTATTCATAATTTCGTCAACTGTATTGTATTTAATATTTGTTTCTTTAGTTTGTAATATTGCATACTCTGGGTCTTCATCTGGTCTTCCGTCTAACCAACAACAAGGATAGAGTTGACCTTTTGCAGATATATAAGGTACTTTCTCTGCTGGATTTTTTAAACACTTAGGTTTAAATGTTGCATTTGTTTGATCTACATCTTTTACAGTTTCTTTTTTTGGTTTTAATCTATCAATACTTGGGTCGTATCTAGAAGTGTGATGTATCTCTATTTTTATTTTATGTCTTCTTGCTAATTCTTTTGCATATTCTATATTGTCTTCGTTATAACCAAAAACTAAGTATTGCCATATAACTTTAATATTCATATCTCTTGCTTTTAACATAACATCAAATAAGTATTCACCATCTTGATTTTCTCTATATGCAAAACTTTGATATGGAAGACCATCTAATCCAAACACCCACCATGCGTGTGGATTTACTTTAAATGCTTCTTCGTACCATGACATTGGTTTATGTGATGCAGCTGTATGAACTTGAATAAACTTATTCTGATCATATGCCATTTTTAAAAATTTAATTGTATTGGGATTAAAGATAGGGTCACCATAAGAACCACATAGATATACATCATCAAAGTAATCTAGTATCTTTTGAAAATCTTTTATAGAGGTGTCGCCACCTGGTATCATTTTAGGGTCATCAAAATTTTGTCTTGCACACGCTGAACATTTTAGTGTACACTTATTTGTGATGTCCACATCTACAACTTTATTCATCCTTTTTCTTTTTTAACATTTTTTGAAGCTCAGCAGTTGAACCAACAAACAATGCATTTGTCACATTCTTTGGTGCTCTGCCTGGTACCTCTTTTAGTTTTTTCATTTTCTCTTGCAACTGTGCTAATTTTTCTGTCACATCTGCAACACTCTTAATCATATTACCTGCAACTTCATATGCTCTTGGATGATCAGATTCTTTTGCAAGATCAAGAATACCATCGATTGCGTCTTGTCCTTTTTCGACTAGAGCATAAAAGTTATCTCTCTGATATTTGTAATCGTCATCTATCTCTTGATCTAGATCACCATTAGTTTGAGGAACAACAATTTCTTTTGTTTCTTTTTTAACAAGAGGTTTGTCTTCTTTCATAACACCTAATGCATCTTCAATAATTTTATCTACATCTTCTTTTGCCATATCTAATTCCTATGTATGTAAACAGCATCAAAATCTTTTCTGTTTTCTAGTTTAGTTTTTTCATAACCTAAAGGTAAAAGTATATCAGAATAATCATAGTCTTTCATTTCTTCAATAACAATAGTAGGTTTATATTCTTTTATTGTTTTCATTCCACCTCGTAATATATAAGGTTCACTTCCCCCAGCAGAAATCTTTATCAAATCTGGTTTGTAATTAAAACTATCAAGTGTTCTTGTTTGCACTTCTATTTCCTTATACTTAATTTTTATATTTAACTTCTTTTCCCAACGCTTAAAGTTTTCTACAAAAAATGTAGATAGACCTTTGTACTTATCCACTACATAAAACTTCTTTGTTGTTTCTTCATCAAACAATGCGTAATCATGTCTTGCATCAATAGATATTACATCATCAAAACATGTTGCCAATATCTCTGTATGAGAATTATCATCTGACCCTACATCAATTGCTTGATTAAAAGATTTATTAAACTCTGTATGCATAAACAACGCATCTTCTAAAGCACTTGATCGCCATACTGTATTATCAGACATTTAAAAAAGTCCTTTTCATTTTTGCATCTTGTTGATCGTGATTTATACCACATCTTTTTCTGCATATTGTATATGGGTCTGTTTTAATTTTACTATTAAACTCTTTCCATATATCAGAGTTAATTACTTCATCAACTGTATTTTTATTTAGTTTTAAACTATCATCAAATAATTCTTTTACTTCATCCTTATGTGAGTCTAACCAACAACATGGTAATATGTGACCTCCAGCTGCATAATACTTTGGTGTAGTTTCATTTAAACATCTTGGTACAACTTCACTTGTTAAATTATAATTTAATTTAATATTATTACCATCGACATCTGTATTAGTTTCTAATAACTGTAATCTTATACCATTATCTTTTGCTAGTTTGTATGCGTCTAATTGTGTATCTTCATTATAATCAAAAATAATATATTGCCATTCAACATCTAATCCTTTTTTGTGTGCCATCAACATCATATCAAATAACTTTTGACCATCTTGATTTATTCTGTATTTGTGACTATCTTTAGGAAGACCATCTATTCCAAACTTCCATTGTGCTTTGGGATTTTCATCAAATGCTTTTTCATACCATTCTTTTTTCTTATGACTTGCGGCTGTGTGAACTATTGCTAATTTAT